CAATCTTCGACAGAAGGTTCTACGTCAAACACAGTATAACGGTCAAGCTCCGCAGGGTCCATTTCATTAACCTGGTATTGGTCGCCATGCTCACCACCATTGACAGCAGCAACAACAATAGTGCCAGCATGCAAGGACCATCCTGCAAGCTTACGTGAATCAGTCAACTCGAAGATGCCTTGGCGTACCTCAGTAGTAGCACGATCGACCTCATCCAAGAATAAGACTACAGGCTCGGTGCATGCTTGAAGGAACCACGAAAACGGTCGAAAAACAGATGCTTGTTCACCGTTAATCTCAACCATTTCAGGCGAAGGCATGCCAAGGAGGTCGCCTTCAGTCATCTGAGATGCTCGTCGTTCGACGACGGGCAATTGCATTTGCTCGGCAATCTGGTAAACAACCTCGCTCTTGCCAACGCCATGACGACCGCGAATCAGAATAGGTTTGCGAACGTTAATGACGTGAGGAGCGCACTGAAGAAAGCTTTTAAAATCGATTGCCATACTATAACTATCCCTTTTCGATTGTTTCTATATATATTATCTCAAATTTTGACAGAAATGTCAAGAAGTATTTTGTTTTTTTATTAATAAGCGCTGATTCCTAGAATACACTCGCGAGTGTATCGCATATCGTCTTCTTTCAGCGTCTCTTCAATATTTTTCAAAGTTGGTTCATCAGTACTGGCTAACCAACCATGTGGCACTTGTGCTGTAACTAACTGACTTGGAATAGTGCTTACAATTTCCAACGCAGCGGTGTAGTGGGTGCTAAGTTCGTTTATGTCCATAGAATCCACTGGTACACAATCCAAAAATGATATAGTCGAATTAGAAAATGTGCTGTCAGGACGACCAATTTGCGCCTTAATGTTATCCCATCGAATATTTTTTACTAGTCCAAGGGCTTGCCGTGTCTCGTAGTGTACACGAGACCAGTAACTATATTTGACAAGTGTACCAATGCCAAGTCCAGCCTCTTTGAGCCAACTTAATGCTTCTGCGCGAATTTCCACATTTTTTTCAATGAACCGTTGTTTATCTTTCTTTGCCTCGGAACACGTTTTGCGGTTGTGACCAGTTCTTTTACAATAGCCGCACGTGCGGTTACTGCGGCGACTTTTCTTTTCAAAATATTCTTTGGCGCGCCAGTCGTCTGGATTATCTTTGAGGCGTGACTCCATACGTTCTTTCAATTCTGGACAACTTGCACGGTTGTGACCCTTAGTGTAACAATGCGAACACCTAACAGTTCCATCCCAACTCATTTTTTCTTCCTTTTCGACTAGGTTCTATTATATTATCTCAAATTTTGACAGAAATGTCAAGAAGTATTTTGTTTTTTTATGCTCTCGAAAGTATTTCTACGCTGCGACACGCCACCCAACAGATTTTAATGTCATCGAATCCGTTTTTGATAGGTACTTGCCAGAGTACTTTTATATCTGTGCCGCGAGTTTCTTCAACAATTCCAACGTCTTCGACCCAGGAAACTAAGTCGCCCACTTTTGGCGCTTTAGAATGGGACGTCATCGTAAGTGTCCGTTTTCTTTGTTTTCTTTAGGTTTTTCTTACCCTTTTTAATATGACGTTCTTCACATTCAATCATTTGAACTGAGCCGTATGGTAAAACTTTGTATGGTTTCGCGCCCTTAGCAGCGTTAAGAACATACCCACCAGAAGATATGACTACGCACGGCATATCGTTAGCTTTAATTTTCATGACCCAATCGGCAGTTGCACGGAATCTTACAACAGAGCCGACAGCATACTTAGGAGCAGCGTCGTAAGCTGCGACAACTTTCAAGGCGTACTTGTTTTGGCACATTTTCTTCCATGCCTTCTCGGAAGGCACAAAAGACGCATCCTCGACGATGTTCATTGCCAGAGCAGTAAAGTATCCGGCTGTGAGGTAATATTTCGCGCAAATTAAAGCAATCCGTCGTTTTTCATCATCGTAGCTTGCAGCCCATTTCTGGCTAGCTTCTTGTGCCGTCTTGGATAGTTTTTGCGTTTCAATGCGCTCAAATATTTCAATCTGTTTGGGTGAAAGACGACCACGTTTATTAAACTGCTCAGTCAAGCTTTCAATAAAACCTTTTTCCCATTGGGAAAGAAGACTCCCGTTGCGATTTGCGCTTTCAAACCTTTTGAGCATATTTTTTCCCTTGTCCATCATCTATAACTATTATCTCAAATTTGAAGCTACTTGTCAAGAACTTTTTATAGAAATAATTTGGCAAGAAAGTGAGCACAGGCAAAAGCGGTTACGACCCAAATTATTGAAATAATTAGTCTTTTTTTCTTGAGTCGTATTTTCATCGTTGAGCCTTAGAAACGAATTTTAAACTATTTCTTAACAGTCCTACATTTCCCACGCCAATCCAGTTTACAACAATAGGATACATGTACTTTTTTTTCGAGCGTATCTCAACAACTATCCCGGTTTTTCCTCGCATGCTCCGACAATACATTGTATTTCGCCCAGCAGCAGAAAGTTCAACCATGTCACCGACTTTCATTGTCCACCTCAAGTAAGGGGATGCCTGGTGGCAATTCGCCAGAAATAACACCGCCGTGTTTAGCACACACCAAAGAGATTCTTGAAGCAGGCACCCACCCGTAAACTGTATCCGTTGGAGCAGTTGCATCCTCGGCCCATTCCAGTAATAAAGATTCGCACTCGCTTGGATAACCAACTTCGACTGCGGTATATTCTGCTGCGTCGTCAACTCGTGGACTGCAATATGCGCCTTCGTTTGCTTGTACGCTCATTACAAATCCATCTTTACAAACAATTTTATCATTGTGTTTTTTCATATTTTCCTTATGTTGAAATTAGAGAAGTCGAGCCGCTGTCCTCGTCGCGCCACATTACCAGATGCCTTTTAACTAAAATTTATTTTTCTTCAGGAGCATCATTGAAGGTTTAATCAATGTTATGTAAATTATCGACTTCTCGAAACTATTTTTAAGTCCTTTATGTGTTCATCGTGGATAACACCATCTGCCCATCGTACTTTTACCCATTTTCGCCCTTTGATTTCTAACACGATGCCAATAACATCGTCCCATATATTTCCATCATAACTGACTATATCACCGACGCGGCACACATTGTCCCTCTTCTATAAGAAATTTTGCAGTACGACCATAGTGACCTTGAAGCTTCCATGCTAAATCAGAATCAATAAGTTCTTGAAAAAATGATATTACTTCTTCGTCATTCATCTCGCCATTTTCATATTGAATAATTTTGTCAACCATTTTGTTCTCCATCACTATCCTATTCGTATTATAGTATATTGGGCTTAACTTGTCAAGCCTTTTTTGATAAAACTAGCACTTTTCACATAACCAATGTAACCTATTTTAACCACTTTGTCAATAAAAAAAATAATTTATTTGCTCCTTTCTATGACTTCCGCATATGAAACGAATTCTACTAATGCTGAAAGCTGAGAGACATAAACGTCTTGTAAGTCTGTTCTTTGTCGTTTGTTTGCAGATTGTATGTCTTTGTATAATTGTATGGCTGCTAATTCTGAATTAATTAAGTATTCCATAGCTTTACAAACCGCCATTATACCAGACTTTACAAGAGAATTAGACTTTGCCTTAAAATATAATTTATTTCTTGCCGATGAAGTACCTAACAACGCAATTTTTACTTCTACCGGAGCATCGGTATTTAATATTGTTTTGCTTCCCTTAAAGTCAACTGTAACTATAAAATCATGCAACACCACCTCTTGCAATGAAATGTACCTGTCCTTAAACTTTTCTAATACTCCCGTGTACACGGCATCAATCACCCCAGAGCCTTTATTAGAAATATCAAGTGTTTGCTGTTCTTTATTGCCGTTGCATTTTAACACAAAAGACACGCAAGAACAGTCATTTACAAAGTCTTCTTGTAAAGAAAAATTATTTATTTTTAGGGAGATTCTTTTTTTTAATACCTTGTTGATTATACGTTTGTTGTCGTTGAGTTTTATTTCCTCGGGGTATGTCAAGGTCATATACTAATTAGCTATTAGCAGTCGTTTAAAGGTAATTTTTTTAGACAAATAATAACACGTAGTAGCCAACAACACACCAGATAGAACATCTACTATAAAATGTTGTTTCAGAGCTAGCGTTGAAATAGTAATTAAAATTGCCCAAATATAATAAGCTGTCTTAATCCACGGTCGGCTTTTTGCATATTGTGTCAAACTAACAACAAAAGCTAGAAGCCATGAAAATGTTACGTGGCCGGATGGAAAAGTATTATTTGCCCCATCGACGGTTCGAGTCAATTCAAGCAGCCAGCCAGAAACGGATGAAAGGTCAACAAAAGATTCGCGTGGATAAAAAGAAGGAAGTAGAACATAAAATACACTTAGTGTGATTGTAGCAATCATAAAGGCTGCAAATGCAGATAAAAATACTTTTTTCTTACTTATGAGGCTGAACATTGTTATGAGAATCACTGGAATTAGAGTGTGATAAATCCAAACGAACTCTGGAATGAATGGGATTACGTGATCAAAGCTTGTTATAAAATTATATTTACTGGCCGTGAAAAGTAGTTGAATGCTGAAATATGATATGAAATTAAAAAAAATAAAAAAGGTGAGATATTTGGCTTTTGTCCCATTCGACACTTACTTCTTCTCCGCGTAAACTAATCCAGTAAATGGTGCTCCAAGTCTTAAATTGCTTTAATTTTTTGGTAAAGTGCGCATTGAATTACGCACCTCTATTAATACATATGGTTCAAATATTTAAAAAAGAAAAAAAATATATTTTATTTAATAATAATCACTTAAAAATCTTCATCTTGTGTGTCCTAAAGAGGTTAGACAAGAAAGATTTTTTCAAACTCAGCAGACGATCAAATCTTACTTTTTCGCGTGCACTAGTGTACAACGCAGTTGGTTTTTTTATTTCGCCATTGATAAGTTGTTCATTGAAGTCGTAGAATTTTGAGCGTTTTTCGCTTGGTGGTTTGGCAAAGGCCATGCTAGAAAATAAAATAAAAATAATTAAGGTTAAAAACATTTTCATTCCTTTGTCCCCCTAAAATTAATTAGTGGAAAGATAATGAAACCGTATTTTTTAGCAACTCTTCCTTAGTCTGTGCCAGAGTAAATAATAAAAATGTAACACGTATGGCTTGCTTGTCATCTAAGTAAAACATTCCATCTTCAGCGACAAAAGTATCTTCTAGCTCCTCTAAGAATCGGTCAAAATAATAACAAGTAGTGTAGTGTTCACACAGTAAAGCTTTAGTGGTCACATTGCCAGACGAAGAAGGCTCATCGAAAAGCAAATTATTGACAGCCTGCTGGTCCAGATAAAGTTTGTTCATGTAGTCAATATATTCATTTTCAGAAATCGAATATGCAATTTCTTTATTGCTCATCTTTTTAGAGACAACTTTTCGCCTGCACCCCAAAAACAACTTCTTTTTCTGTCGCTGACAAGCAACAGGGCCTGTATATATTTTTTACTGTTTTTCTCTTTTAAATAGGCTCTATATGGTTCATCGTGAAATGAGCCATATGTGGGCTTTCGCTTTCTTCGTTTACCATATTTGCTTTTAGGTGGAGTGTTCAAATATTCTACACATTCCTTTGCAATTTCTTCTAGGCTTTTTCCTTCCGAGTCATGCTTGTCATAATCTAAATCAATATTAACTATAACAACCCACACCTTACTGCCAAATCCCTTGACCCCATAAAACATACAACTGGAGTATAGACCATTTTTTGTTTTATTTGTGTTTAAAAAGGATCTTTCCATATTCGCTAAAGTACATTCAATCATTGTTTCTCTCATCAAACCATTTTTTTAAGTCGGTGGAGCCGCCAATTAAAGCTTCTACTACCTTATCGCGGTAAACAATAATTGGGACTGTGGAGTGGGTCCATAATTTTTTTAATTTATCAAGGGCTTCTGGTTTTGTATCCATAATGTTGATGGTGTGGTCGACTTTTTGTCTAAAAAGTTCGTCTTTTGCACTAACACAAAAAGGACAATCAGTTTTAATCCAGATTGTGTAGTGCTCATCCATGTAGTAACTCTCTTTTCCCTTCACTAAGCTTAGATTCAATGAGACTTGGCGCGCCAACTACTACAACGTCTAGACCAGTATGACCTTTGTCCAAAGTGACTCTTGTAAAACATTGCCTTGAATCTAGATTGTTTGGTAGTTTACCTTCAGCTAATTTTTGTTTATAAGAGTTTTCTTCTCTCAGCGAAATTATGTGCTTTGGGTTTACATATATTTCTCTTAAAATATAAGATTTCTGTGAGGCGACCGCAGCATTTAGCGATTCACAAATTTCAACTAACTTAATCATATTTTTTACTCCTTAACATACCATTCTTCTCCTTCAAACCAAATTTTTGAATAGTTATCCCTAGAAACTTTTTCTAGTATAATAACATTTATAGGCTTTTCTAATTTCTTATACTTTATCGGAGAAGGTCCAATATATGTTTTTCGAGGATCAATTTCAATATCCTCAACTTCTTTGTTGTATTGTATCAGCATTGTTCCGGCTGGATAATAAACTAAATCATACGGATTTGGTGCCATCATCATCCTCTTTGGTTCCAATTAGATACGCTTGGTACGATGAAAGTATACCGCTACTATCACTCATACAAAAGTCAATATTCATTAGTTTTTTTCGTATGCCTTCGATTTTTTCAATAGCTCGTTTTTCATTTTGCTTATTTAAATAGGCTAATAGCTCATCGAAATCTTTAGACAATGAAAGATAATCTGAATTGTATACTTTATTTATTAAATCGCTTACCGCCTCTGGTACTTTTGTAAATTCAACCGAATGGGTAATGCTGACTCTGTTTTCATTCATAAAATTCCTCTAAGTATAGACTAACACAAAGAATTGCCCTTGTCAACACTTTTTTAAAAAATTATTTTATATACTGTAGCAGAAGTTAAGCCAACAATGGCAGTGATGATAATCCAAATAAGTCGAGAAGAGGTGTCTTTCCAAGATTCTAATTCACGAAGTCTAGCATATAATCCTTGGTCTGGATTATAGACCGCCTCTTTAATTTGCCCAATGTCCGCAGCCATCTCATCTTGTTTTTCTTTGACTGTTTCTATTTTATCCATTATTTGATCAAACTTTCCGGACATCTCAGCGAATGCAACTGCAGAATTTTCAGGCATCGAAAGCTCCCCCCCCGTTCACTTATAAATAGTGACTAAACTTCAATAACAGCATGGTTTGTCGTAATTAAAATTGACGCAACCGATGCTGCGTTTTGTAAAGCACATCGCGTCACCTTTACCGGATCTATAACTCCCTGTTCTAGCATGTTAATTTCATCACCAGAGATGAAATCCACGCCAAAAGAATTTTCTTGATTTTCCACAGTAGATAAAATTAAATCTGGTGATTCTCCTGCGTTAACGGTCATTTGTTGCAGTGGTGCTTTTACTGCTTCTAAAACTATTTTAACTCCTAGTTTTTGATCTTCATTGTCTGTCTCAACACTTAGGTTTTTACTTGCGCGGATTAAAGCAACACCTCCACCTGGTACAACTCCTTCTTGTTGTGCTGCCTTAACTGCTTCTAGCGCATCTTCAATTCGGTGTCTCTTCTCTATCATTTCAATTTCTGTTGCTGCGCCAACTCTGATTACTGCGATGCCACTAGCCAATCGTGTAATTCTGTCTTGGATCTTCTCGCACTCGTACATATCTTCAGTTTGTTCTAATTCAACTTTTAAAGCTTCAATTCTTTTTTCAACATCTTCTAACTTTCCGCGGCCACCGGCTATTGTTGTTTCGTTTTTAGAACATTCAAATGTTTTTGCTGTGCCAAAATCTGTTAATTTCATGTCTCGCAATCTTAAGTCATCAGATCGTGTAATGAAAGTTGCGCCGACAGAGAGTGCCAAATCCCTTAAAATATTTCTTCTTTCTTCTCCATAGCGAGGAGCTTTTACCGCTGCAATACGGAGCGTACCGCGAACGGCATTCATAATGAGTGCTGCAAGTGCTTGTCCGTCAATGTTATCTGCAACAATAATGGCCGGTCTTGTTTCTCTAGAAATCAATTCCAAGACTGGCATCATTTCATCAACAGTTTCAATCTTTTCGTCCGTTACTAAAATCAAAGGATCTTCATATTTTACAGCGCCACGTTTTTCATCTGTGATAAAAGCGGAGGCTAAATAGCCAGAATCGAAGCGAAAGCCTTCTACAATGTCTAAGCTGGTTTCAATTGAGCGAGCCTCTTCAATGGTAATTGAGCCATCTTTTCCAGCTAGATCAACTGCCGTTGCGATGAGCTTTCCAATTGTTTTATCGCCATTGGCAGAAATTGTAGCAATATGTGCAATGTCTTCTTCAGAAGAAATTGGTTTTGACATTTCCTTTAAATTTTTAACAATTTCAATTACTGCCTTATCAATTCCTCTTTTTAATTCTATTGGTGGCGCGCCAGCAATTAAATACTTTTGTGCTTTTTCAAATATGGCGTTTGCCAGTACAGTAGATGTCGTTGTGCCATCTCCTGTTTCTGCATTAGTTTTTGCAGCAGCTTGTTTGATAATTTGCGCGCCAACATTTTCAAATGGATCATCAAATTCTATAAATTTAGCAACTGATACCCCGTCTTTAGTGACGACAGGTCTTTGGCCTTTTTTACAAAGGATAACGTTTCTACCTCTTGGGCCTAATGTTGATGCTACATTGTCAGTGAGTGTTTTTACACCTTTAAGAATTTTATTGTGAAGTTCTAAATTAGATTCATATTTTTTGCTCACATTAACCTCTTTGTTTGATTATATTATAACATTTAAATTTAATATTTTAACTAGGGATTTTCAATTTCTTCAGCTTTTTCAACGTACTCTCGTGTACCTGTTTCAATTTCATTAGCAGTTCCAGCGGCTGCAAGACCTTGTGTCTTGTCTCCGCCAACAAAATATCCATTAATTTGATTAGTTAAAGTTTCAACTTTTTCAAATAAATCAAAGATTTCTTGATTAAGTACATCAACATATGCTTGAGCCAGTGTGTTAACTGCTGCTCGACCAATAGGAATTCCACCAATCCAGCCCATACCGTGTGTATCATAGCTTTTTCTAGAATAATACGCTCGGGCTATATGAAACTGTGTTACACCGCTAGCACCTTGAACATAGCCTAATGTTCGTGCAATGTAACCCCAAAATTTCTCTGGGCTTTCTGCCAATGCTTGTTCTAACATTCCAATAGAAGTTGCAACGTCCAAATATGTGTCATGTTTTATAGGGCCAACAGCTTTTAACTTTTCAGAACCTTTTTGTGGTTCCCATGGTAATTGTTTCTTTGCGTCTGTTCTTGGTCTATCAAATCCTTTTCTTGTATCTTTCCAAACTAAAGTTTTGTACTTTGTGTTTTTAGGATCAATTTCAAAGTCCATTTTTGAAAAAAGATCCGTCACAGTGTCAGCATCATATTTGTTAATAAGAATCATAAGTTTCTGTTTATCTGGGGCTTTTAACGCATCATAATCGTCAGCATTAATGAGATTCAATAAATCTTGCTCTCCAGCTTCTACCTCGGTCGTTGGGGCATCATTTCGAGGGTCATTAGCTAAATCTTCTGGTAGTAAAAGCAATTTCATGTTATTTGGATTGGATCGCATTGAATCCAAGAAATTATAAGCATTAAAATCAAATTGATAAAAGTTTATTATTTGAGCTTCTTCACCCTCTAGGGCTTGTTGAACTTCTTTCTCCCTGAATGATTTTAAGGCCACCACATAAGTCATATGACCGTCTGCACCAGCAGTTCCCCCAAGATAATGTCCGCTTTCTGGATCTTGTCTAAGCCCGCCTGGATCAATGAAATGATCACACAAATCTCTAAAGCTACCCTCAACAGAAGCCTTGCCTTCTCCACCTTCGCCCGTAAGAAGTTTCAAACTAATTGGCATTTTATCATTATTGATAAGGTCTTGGACTCCAGCACCTTCAGCAACACCGATTTGTCTACCTCCCAACAAAGCAGCCAAAAAACCTTCAAAAGTAAAACCAGCAGCAGATGCATTAAAGTGGACCATGATATTGGTCAGTGTGTCAAGGAAAACAATGTGACTTAAAATTTCAGATATATCATTTGTTTGTGGGGGGCTATCAATAAAATTGCTAAGAATGCGTATTTTATCTTTTAAAGTGTCACCTTTAGCTATAATTTTAGACATTATGTTTTCTATAATAGCTCGATCTTCTGTACCTTCTTTGCCCCACATCTTTTCTGAAAGCCTCAATCGCGTAAATTTTAAAACAATATCACGCCCTATTTCTTCCTCAACTTCTGTTTCGGGTGGAGCAGCTTTTTCAAACAAACGCTCCCTTGTATCATGAAGTTGCTCTTGAATCATTTTTAGAAAAGTGCTTGAATTCACATAATGCTTTGAAATTAATTTGTTTATATCTACCATGTCATAATTAGTGTTTTCTTTGTTTAATACCCAGCAAGACTTTTAATAAGACAAGGCGATATGTTTTTTTCCCACAAATCCCGCTTGGAAATAGTTTGTTCTTTCTTTGAAATGCTTTAATTCTTTTAATTAAAACTTTATCAAATCTTTTTCTTAAAAACCATATCGGCTGCCAACCATATTTTTTCGATAAACGTTTATTAATTATGGTCAAAAGCCAATTGAACATTTTAAAATCCTTTTAAGATCTTTTTGTGCCTTTTTTCCGCTTGCGCGCCGCTGCACCTAATTTAATGGGCTTTGGTGTACCATCTTTTTTTATCTCTATAAGCTCATAAGGATATTGTTTTGCCCACTTTATCCAAGATTGAACCGTTTCAAAAGTCCGTGTAAAAAATAGTATAGCTTCATTGTTTCTAGGACAATACCCTTCGCCCGAAGGATTCCATTGTTCTACGATTTTTAGGATTCGATTCTGTGCCCGAATTCCCCTGATGCCATCGATTTGAAGTCGATAACTAAATTTTTCTTTATCTTCGGTTTGTACTCGCCATGCTATTGCTTGCATTTTTTGCTCCTTTTGGAAGAGATTTCCTGTACTTTAATTATACCATTATCCCAGCAAAGGTCAAGCTTTCCTTTTAAAAATCTTCTTAAAATAAACATGCAGTTGTCAATCTGTGGTTTTTTCATCGTTCCTCCTTCGACTTGTTCCTTGGACCATTTGACAACTGAATTTACAAAAAATGCTTTTTCTGCTATGATTAGATTGTCGTCTATAGATATGGCGCCTTCATCTTTTAACCAATCTAAGATCGCTTTGTTACTTTCCTTCATGATTTAAGTATATCACGAAGATACTTTTTCATTTCATTCCAATTATCATATTTAATTGCAGATTTAAAAACGTTTGGAACAAATTGTTGTATTTTAATAACTGTTGTGGTGCGCCAAGTTTCGACAGCTTGTTTATCTGCATGGTTAATTAATTTAACTTGGTCTTGTTCAACAGCAGAAGCTTCTAATGTTTCCATTTTTAATTGCACTGCGGTTTCCAAATCTTGAGAAGCGCTGTCGAGCATCAGCAATGTGTGTGCGTGGATTTCTTGAAAAAGCACATAGAGTTGAGAAATTCTAAGCACTTTAATCAACATTTGATAGACCAGAGCGCCGCCTAGAAACCATAATAATTCAGCCATGAAAACTCCTATTGTTGTTTTATCATCTATCTGATAAATATTTTATCAGAATATCTGTTACTTTGTCAACTATTTTTTCTTGATTTTCTTGTAGTGGACATGCCCATTGCGACAATGGCCGAGTTGGTTGTACGTTAAGAAGTTTAAACTTAAAACTTTTTTTATTTCTTTCTTCTTTTTGCACTTGTTGCCCCTTTAAGGCGACCAGCAACTCGTTTCATTACCTCGTTGACAACATATTCTTTTTTTATTCGATTAGAAACTCGCGAGGTAAGTTTTTTGATAAGAGCTTCGGCCATGGCAGTTTCAGGACTAGGTGGCAATCCCGCTTCGGCAGCTTCGGCTTCTGGGGGCATCAGTTCTTCTCCTTCTAGTTCAGCTTCTTCGCCCTCTAACTCGCCTTCTAGTTTTCTACCGAGAGAAATAAGTACTTCAGCCTCTTCCATGGAGAGATCAACGTCTTCCACTTCCCCTTCTTCTTCCATTTCCATTTCTTCATCTGGCAAAGGCATTTCATCTTCAAGGCCGGGTTCCGCCATTTCGCCTGGCATCGGCGGCATCTCATCTTCTTCTTGCTCGGTCATGACGGGCTCAACATCTGTAGCGTCCTCGACATCGGGGACATCGGGTATCTCTATCGTTTCCTCGGTAAGTCGTTTTTCATCAACAAAGTTATTGGACAGTGCACCAATGCCTGCCAAACCCATAAAACGACGCACTGTTGATTCATTTAAAAGTTGCTTTTTGTTATCACTCATTATACCTCTCCTTAAAATAGGCGTTTCTACATTATTAAATAGTATTTCATTTCAATAACGGATTATTTTTTCTTAATTTTTGTAAAGCTTTATCTTGTATCTGTTTAATTCTCACAATGCTTAAGCCAAACCTTTTAGAAACTTCCTCTAAACTCATGGAGCCTTTGTTGTTGTGCACCGCTATCAAAGTACAATTTAAGTCTTCTTTATATTCAATCCACATGCGACAACCCTCCTCGCTGCACTGATTGTTGTTCATAATACACTCCATAGCACACTTATTCATACACCTTGCTCCTTTTCTATTATATCAAATATATTTTCGATCTCAGATTTATCTAGCGCAAATTTTCTTTCGGTCTCTTTTGCCTTTGCGCTTGAGCGATTAATTTTATTTCGCTTCTTTTGTGATAATTGCTTTTTTTCTTTGAGTTCTTCAATAAAATTCATAATGTATTCATTTTTTTCTAAGTATCCAGTTACAATTTTATTAAAAAATTC